AGAAAAATCTACATCAAGCTCACCTATATCATCGGCAATATCTTCAATTTCATTTTCTTCATCTGCATCAACAATATCTAATTCTTTAACCATTTTATTTACTCCCTATGCTTAACTGAAAAACTCAAATGTGCCGATAGAATCTTCATCTACGACCATTTCATATTGCGTGACATCAATAGTACGGTAACGATGCTTCTGCTCCGTACCCTTACCATCTTCAATTTGAAGACCCTGATACAGCTTAAAGATAACCACATCACCAACCTTCAAACGCTCATCTTCTGGCACATCATCGCTGTACGCTAATGCACCAACAGCCAAAACTTTGCCCAACTGTGTTAAACGTGCATCAATATCAATATGATTGGCAGTAAGAATAATTCCGCCTTTTGTTTTCTCTTTCGGTTTAGCAATGCCAAGCAAAACCTTGCGTGGATTGATTTTTTTGAACCATGATGGATTTTCTGGAAACTCCTCATAATCCATTGCGATAGGACTATCGCTAGGCGCACGATGCAGCATAATCTACCTTCTTTCCCTGTTAATTAATTTCTTCTTCATTGCTATTATTCACAGCAATAAACGCATCTTTTACGACATCAATCGCCGTATCCAATGCCTTCAATGCGCCAACACAGTAACGGTAATCTTCAATACCGCTCACGTTTCCAGCGCATATCTTTGTGACAATTTTCTCTCGCTCATCACCAAGATTCTTTAGCAAATACCTCTTTGCATATTCATCAAATATTCCGTCCATGTTATTCCCCTGATTTAGATAAACTCACCAAACTTACTTTCAGCCATAGGTGCTTGTCCCATGCCCTGCCCCTTCATCTTCATTGCCGCAATGATTTTAAGTAAATCGTCAAAATCCTTACCCAACTTCTTTGACCATGTAGCAAATAATTTCGGGTCAATATCACGATTATTTAAGCCACGAGAAAACAAGAAATCCCTAGCCTTACGCGCATCACGACCAGTCACTACAACAGCTGTCATTCCATACCGCCACTCTGCATAACAGCATCAGCAAAACGATTAGCATTATGCTCATCTGCTCTTTGCTTTATTTCATCAACGACCATATCTCTAGCAACGCCATTTTTACGCGCTTGTTCAGCATCAAAAGCAATTTGTTTGCGTTCTTCTTCTGCCTGAAACTCAACTTGTTTACGCTGCTGTTCAGCTTCAAACGCAGCTTGTTCCATTTGCATCTTAGCCTGAAACTCACCTTGCGCCTTCTCTTCCTCACTAGGCTCTCCACCTGCCTCTTGCGCTAACATCTGCATAAATTGCTGCATGTTTTGCGCTTCAATAATCGACAATTGATATTCAGTTTGTTTATCAAGTGATGCTTCATCTACTTCTTTTGCATGTATATTGAACTCGGTATCCTGACCGCCCATTGCAATATACATCTTATATGCGTCATGCTCTGCTATATGCGCCTGTAATGCCATCAATATAGGTTGCGCCTCCTGCCCCATATTCTGCTGCAAATACTGTAGCTGTGCGCCATGAACTGCCTTGTGTGCATCATGCTCCTGCGTTACAAATGCGCGTATAGGCTTACCTGCTACTATCCTTGCGCCTTCTGCCATTGGGTCAAGATATGGCACTTTATCAGGGTCAATCAGCAAATCATCAATATCTTGCGTACCCATCGCCTTGTGCATACGCTGCAATGCCTCATACATGTCGTGCATTTGCGGGAATTGTTGCGCTAACGTCAATTGTCCTTGCGCCAGTGCAATACGCTGCGTTTGCGATACAATGTTAGGGTCGCTTACTGGAATTAACTTAATAGACTTTCCATAATCTCCAGCAATAATGTATCCGCTGTCACCATCTGCATCAAAATGTAATGGCTGGTCTTCTAAATACAAAGCGTTGATTCTAGCGCGAACCATAAACTCATGTGCCATTGCATTATGCAATCGAACATGAATGCCACTCATAACCTTTGTAGCCTGCTCAATAAGCGCAATAGTAGTGCCAACTGGCGCATTATTATTAGCATCTCCAACTACTGTTTCAGTTGTGCTTGCAATCCTGCGACCAGCTTCTACCAATGCCGTCATCATCTGATTCAATACAGGTGAAGGCTCTTTAAACGTAGGATTCCAGAACGTCTTTTGTAATTCCTCATAGTCGCAATCAGTAACTTGCCACTCATAAGGCTTTAACTGATACGCACCTTTTTTCATCTTGCTATTCTTTGCAGCAAATCCACCTTGGAAACTTGCCATAACAGCACCATCAATCGTCAATCGCTGCAACCCATTAACACCACGCGCTAACTGACCAATAACATGCAGCAAGCCCCATCCTAAATAACCAAATGACGGCAAATAACGGTAATGGGTAATATGGTCTAGTCTTTCTTCCCAGTTGCGTCGAACTGCTAATACCTTCTGTGAGTCCTTATCAATCGTAACAACATACGGCAATGCAATGCCACTTGGCTTTCCGTCCTCTCCTTTATGCTCATATCCAGCTAAATCATAGTAACAATACACCTCGTAAATAGTGTGCGCATTGTCGCGGGTAGATGTTACGTTATCGCGCTTTTCAGTTTCTTTAATAGATACCGTTAATTCTTCCTCATCGCCTTTAATAGACGTATCTGTTAGCCTATGTTCTGCTTTATCACAGAATTGACCGCTAGCAACTAACCGCAAATACTGTTGATGCGACATATCAATGACATGCGTAATGCGCTCTAAATCCTCATCGCATGTAGCATGATAATTCACCAATATAGATTCAGCAGGAATGAAACGCGATACCGTTACACCCTTTACTGTATCACGATACGTCTTTTTAAACGCGCTACCAGCATACGGCAAATACATTAACGTCTTGTCGTGATTGTCAAAGTAACCTGTGTCATCAAATGTTATCTGCATATTCATGTGCTTTTCAACACGTAACGCAGCAGCCTCTGCTTCTTCATTTGCCTTGCCGATAATCTTGCACTTAACAGCACCATCAGCAGGCAATGTTTCCTTCATAGCACGTGCATTGAACTGAATGACAGACTCAATCAGCAATGGATAACTTGATGTATTCGCACCTTCAAATGGCAATGCACTGGTGGGAATCTCCTTTAATCCCATAACCTGCAAGCCACGCGATAATGTTTCGCGCCACTCAGTCATACTCTCTTTATCAGCTTCAACATCATCAATTAAATCACCAGCTAGGCGCGACAAAACAGAATTAGGTAATGAATACGCAAGATTCTCAAAGTGACCACCCTCTAAATCAACTTGACCAGAATCATCATCAGAATCAATCGTTTCTGTTATCGTATCCTCATCTTCACTACCAGCATCATCTGATAGTGTAACTTCCATCAATTCAACGGAATCATCTTGCTCTTTTTTGTTTGCGCGTGGGTCGTTCTTATAAATAACCGACATGTATATGATGCTTTCATAATGTAGAAGATGCTAATTAATATAATCCTAATATATTAAAATGTCAATAAAACGACTCGCGCTCTTTTAACTCACTGCGATAATGACCTGCATACAAGCCAGAATCATCATCAATAGAATCATCAGCATCAAGTGTAATCGTGTATTTCCGCAAATATAAAAGACACTGCACAACGGTATCTACTACGTCATCATGTGCGCCTTTCGGAAATTGAGCGCACTCCTCTATAACTTCACGCGCCCAGTTCTTGTCAGGGTAAAAAATACGACCAGCATCCAGCACATCCGAACCCATCTGCGCCCTATACTCTTTGGACTTCGCGTTCGGCTCAAATGCTTTTAATGGCATACCTGTCTTGCGTAAATCTTGCAGTAATATGTGACCTGATGCCTTGCGCTCGATTATCACTAAGTCAGGCTTCCATTTCTTATAATGCTCTAGTGCGTGTTTCTTTAGCGCAGGATACTCTACTTTGTCTTTCCACCTGTCCAACAACATGGCGCATGACATAGGATTGCCAGCATCGTCCATTTTTTCAAAGATTCCCCACGTGGTACTAGCTGAAAAGTCATTGCTTTCCTTTGCCTCCATTGCCGTGTCGTAGAATGTAAGTACCTCAACAAAATTAGGATAAACCTTGCCCTTCCACATCTGCCACGACCCGCGCTTTAATATCGTGCCACCAGCAGCAGAGGGACGTTGCTGTAATTGCCCTGCCGCCTTATCCCGCAGCGTAGTCTTAAGTGCCTCGATGCGCTCACGACTAAACCGCTCTTTCCATAATAACTCACCTTCCTCTTTGCGCGGGTCTGTCCATCCAATGCTTGAGCGTACTGGATATATATGGTTGCGTTCGTACTCGGCTGGCAAACACAAATGCTCCCATTTATTGCGCTCTGTTGCCAAGATATGCCCGACTAAGTCTTGTTCGTGCAATCGCTGCATAATGACTACACGTGCCGCATCAGGTGCGTTGTCGCGTGTTGACATAGTACCGTCCCACCACTCAAGTACTGCCTCGCGCTTTGCCTTGCTCCATATATCAGATGCATCAATTACATCGTCGAACATGAGTATTTCGCCACCATGACCAGTATTGCGAGAATCCACAGACGTAATCAGGCGACCACCACCAGCCACAAGATTGAACTCGCCTTTCGTATCGCTATCAGACTTGACGCGCACAGAATCGCCCCATCTGTCCTGATACCAAGGTGATTTAATTAGTTGGCGGCATTTGACTGAATCGCGTAGGGCTAGCGTGTGAGAGTGTGTTGCCGTGAGGAATCGAACTCCGTTACCGCTTGTTGTCGCCTTGTTCGGCTGCGCCCACACCCACGCAGGAAATGCTACGTTGCATGTTATAGACTTGGCATGGCGTGGCGGAACATTGATGATGATATTTTTAATTTGCCCACGTGCCACAGCCTCAAGGTGTTCGCACATGGCATCAAGATGCCATCCGTGAATATATGACGCTGGTTCGAACGTATGCCACGACTGCCGCAGAAACTCAGCAAGCGATTGCTCACAGTCTACTTGCGAGGATATTATGGAAAGTGATTCGTCCGTCACATGCTGCCCTGTACGTTATTGTGATAATCTGTTAGCCAGCGTTTCCCTGCGATACTCAACGACTGCGGCTCGCTCCTCTGGTGTCATGGTTCTGAACCAGTCAACAATCGCCTGACGACCTGCTTCTTTATCATCAACAACCTGCTCCACCGTTGTCTTGTCCTGCCATGCGAATGCCTGCTTCATTACGGCAGCCCATGCAGAATAGTTAAATGTCCTATCAGTCATGCCAACACGACCCTGCTTAATCCACCACGCTTGACACTTTACCATCCCAACGTCGAAGGCATGTGCGAAATCTTCATTGTACTCGTCATGCTTGGGATTCAGCCACGCATCCCATGTGCTTTGTGGCAACCCCATTGCGCCAGCCACTTCGACAGGCAGGCATCCAGCAGCGAGCAGCTCGACCATGTCTTTTATGGTCTGCTGTGTGCATATATATTTCGGCTTACTCATATCGCCCTCTTTCCATAATATAAACAATATATCAGCAAAACATAAATTAGTAAACTGTCATGTAATATGCTATTAGTTACTTTATGCAACCTAGTTACTATCGCATGATTAAAAATGATTGATGATTGTATATTTTTGGTGACATTAACTAAAATAGACTTTATAAAAGTATTCATAGGGCAGCGATTGACGCTACCTGATAACAAAGGAGTTAAGGACATGACAACATTAGTAGCAAGTAAACCACAAGCGCAAGCCATGATTAAAGCGTTGCGTGTGGCAGGATTGAACGTAGAAAAAGATAGCTACGGGTATTGGTGCAAGGTGAACGGACGTGAAGTATTCAGAGCAATGCGAGGCACAAGAGGTTATCTCGTGCGGCACATTGAAGATTTATTCCAATAAATAAAAAGCACCTGAGCAAGTGTATAAACTGCCAGCTCAGCCACAATGAAGGGATCACATCATGTCAACATATTTTTTCACATTTGAAGGCGACAACATTCTTGATGCAATGAACAGCACGCCTAATCATTACACAACACTGCACGATGCAATGAGAAGTTATTCAGATAAGTTTAACCTTGACCGTTGGACACTGTGGATCAAAGAGGGAGAAACGATCGCAGAAGTATCTAACTTCTTCCATATCAACCCACAAGGATCATTATCGAAGTAACAAACAAGTAACTTTAATTAATATTAACGAAAGGTTAATGAGATGGCGCATTTAATTGGTTCGGCAACGACTGAAGAAAAATTAATAGAATCAATCAAAAAAAATATGTATTGGTCAATAGTGATTTTTAAATGGGATGATAAAAATAAAAAAGCTGAGGTATATTCAGGCAATGGCAAAAATGAAGGTTTGTATGTAGAGCTAAAAAAATCTCGCTACAGACTCATGATGGTCTAACATCACAACAAAGGGAGTTAAGGAAATGAAAATCAATTCAGTTTCAGATTTACCGATTGAAACAGAAGTATGCCTAGGCAATGATATGGCGTGTAATTTCTACACGCGCCACAAAAATGATAGTGTTACGGTTCAACATTATTATCGTTACGGCAAATCACCAGAGCCATACATCATGACTAAAGAAAACTTCAATGCATGGCGTAAAGAGATTGCAATGTCATAATAATTAACAAAACATTAACAAACCAAGGCAGTCTATTAACAGGCTGCCTTTTTTGTTTTGCGGCATAAAAAAGATTTTCACGTGTGAGTTGTGGCGTGATCGCGATCGACAAGAACAAAATGTGATCTAGATCGCGCCATTTTGCCTTAATCAATGGTTACAAAAAGTAACTGGCGTTTTTTTGCCCGTAGAAACCCATGTTTTACCCCTTACCCTTCTCCATGTACCATTTTGCCACAAAAAACGCTGTAGCATAGCTTAAAATGCGTTTAAACGATATTTTGTTAGATTAGTTTAGCCCCTTTACGTGTATGTGCGTTACGTGTGCGCGTGCGTGTGTACGGCGTGGCGACTCGGGAAGGCGGCAAAGGAAATAATCTAGCTAGTGTGGTTTTAATGCTATTTTGATGCATGTAGTAAAATAACAAAAAAATAACAGAAAAATAACATATCGCTACACCGCAGTTTCTCTACTCTTTTCTTTTTAATTATATATTTTGTTATTTTGTTATATATATACGAGAATACTAACCATGGTTAATAA